ACGAATCGAGGAGTTGGATGTGTATGAATTCGAAGGTGAAAATGTAACCTTGAAAAAGTAAATTCGGAAAATATCCTATTTTTGGACAGGACAAAGTCGGTCTTGGACACCGGGACAGACAGGACAAAACACCGACTTTGTCCGTGTCCACGAGATAAAAATAATTCACCTAAAAGGTGTACTTGGACAGGACAAAGTCGGAGTCAGACACCGAGTTTGTCCCGGACAGACAAACCATAACACTAAGAGTGTGTAATAGGGAAGTGTCCGAAGAATCGTCCATCGTCCATGATAGGAACAGAACAGGTGGGCTTTAGACTCCGCCCACCATGTCTGTCCTTTCTACCATGGACAAAAGCGAAAATAAAAAAAGAAAAGTCTGTGTGGAATTTCACAAACTTAAAAAGGAGAAAAAACATGGCACGTAAAAAATCGAAATTGTTGGAAGTTGGAAAAGAGATGCCACTCTTATATCACAGGTTTCCAGATGAAGAATATGATCCAACTCAATCACAAGTCCTTGAATGGATTTCAAAACAACCCGAACTCATGGAATGGATTTTCGCTCAATTGAAATCAACAGGTTATATCATCTATGACCCTCAATGGCAAGCCTGGAGAGGTGTTGGGAATTATGATTGAATTCTTCATTCCTATGGAAAAGATTCCAACGACTACTCATCAACAGAAACAAGTCACTTGTAGGAATGGCAAACCTCATTTCTATGAACCTCCCCAACTCATACAAGCTCGAGCGAAGTACATGGCACACTTCTCTCACTTCGCTCCTAAGAATCCCCTGCGTGGTTGTGTGAGGCTCACAATCAAATGGTGCTTTCCTCTAAAGGTTGGAACATACAACGGACAATATAAAGGCACTAAACCAGATTTGGATAACATGGAGAAGTTGCTGCTTGATTGTCTGACTGATTTGGGATTCTGGGAAGACGACAACAAGGTCGCTTCAAAAATCTCAGAGAAGTTCTATGCAGATTTATCAGGAATATATATTAGATTGGAGGAGCTTGAATGAAATTCGATTATAGAAAGTTCATGAATGAAGTAGTCGATTGGATTGAAGCTCAAGAAGACGCTGCTCAACGATATGGATTTGGTTCTGTCGAGTATTTTAATTGGGTATTCGAATCGAGTGGAAAGCTATGTGATAAATATGAGAACCATCCGTTCGCTCTCAGACAAATGAGAATGGTCTACGAACACATCGATGAAGCTGCTAAACAAATGAATTAAAGGAGTGATGCTCATGAACAATATAAAATTGTATGTCATTAGAGATGCTAAAAGTCCGCAATGGTACTTCCAATGTATTAATGACTACTCAAGCATGATGGGGTATCTTGCAAAGAATCATCCACGATATACGCATAAATTTACAACTGACATTAAACAAGCGATGCACTTCGAAACGACGAATGAAGTACTGGAATTTATAAAAGAACATGCTATTGAAGGGACTATCGTTAAGGACCCGTATCAAGAGAGAATAAGCAAGACGGCATTTAAGTATATGGGTGAGAATTACGGTGAAGCGATCAGTTACATCCACGGAATGATTGAAGATTCGAGTGAGAAGATGTTAGCTGCTTCCAAAGCGTTAAAAGTGAATGCAAATACATTGATTAAGTTTATGAAAGACCCGTATTCAGTTGCAGCTCATATTCGAGATCGTATTGTAGAAAACTTAGTGAATCTAGAAAAGGCGGTGAAGGCAATTGGCTAAAGATGAATTTGAAAAGTTAAAAGATGATGTTCACTACTTAATTGTGGCTCATTGCAAGTACAAGGATATGTTGATGTATGACAGAGCCTTGAAGCAATTCCAGGAAGATATCAACTATGGGAAAATTGAAGAGATGAGCTACAATGAACGATTTGCTTTCTTACTTGGATTTGAAGCATCGTTGAAGGCGATAGATAATGCGATTAAATCAAGCAAACTATCGAAGGGGAATCCAGACATGATTGAATGGCCGAAGTGGGCAAACCCTGATGATTATAGATACTAAGGAGGATAACGATGGAAGATAAAACACAATACGAAGCTCTTGTGGAAGAACTACAAAAAATAGTGGAAAATTTTACAGATGCAATTACTGAACTCGGAGACATATTAGCAAAAATATTACCTGATATTGAAATTCCTGAGGAAAAGGAAGATACATGGGAGATGAAATGCCCGTATGAGTATGGGGATAAACATTATTGTATCCAATCGAGTGGAGACGTTTTTTTAGATTCTTGGCATGACATAGAAGCCGATAATAGTTTTTTTAGTCAAGGTAACATCTTCCCAACTAAACAAGCAGCCGAATTAGAAGCCAAACGCAGAAACTTACTTACACGATTCAGAGCGTTTCGTGATGAGTGCAATGGGGGTTGGAAACCTGATTGGAGTAGTCAAGATAAAAAATGGGAAATTGATTGCGATTATCAAGGGCTTAAACCATTATGGATTAATAAAGTTAATGGATTCCCGACTTTTGGACACTTCGAAAACGAAGAAGATTGCAAACGTGCTATCGAATTGTTTGGTGACGAAATAAAAAAACTGTTTGTGGATTGTGAGGGATAAAAATGGATGTATATTTAAAAATACTAACTATCGTAAATATTTTATTGATTGTTATGTCATTAGTAGCCATATATAGGCCAAAGAATAGTATAGATTCAGATATTCATTATATCGAAAAAATAATGGAATATATCGAATTAGAAAAATGCATTAAGGAAGAGAAGAAAGTCACAACTAAGATAATATCTTACGAACAAGCAGTAAAAGATATACTCGAAACTCTTCCAAAAGGTTCAGCAAAAGTGATAGATGAACCAATTGACAATACAGTAGTTATCAGAATTCAAAAAAATGTATTTATGGAGGAATAACAATGGAATTAATTATCTTTTTAAAAAATGGAAACACTCTTAAATTTGAAAATGTATCAAACGTAAGATTTAGCACGAATTTCTTTACAGTATTGTGCTTTGATTACGTGAGCGCATCGAATCATAAAAAGAAAAGTGCAGCATTCAATTATGTGCATCTAGCAGGAGTATCATTTGAGGAGGAATTAGTAGATGTTGACAGTTTATTCAAAGCCTAGATGTATGCAGTGCGAGATGACGAAGATGTGGTTGAGTCAGAATAAAATACCATTTGAGACAGTGGATACAGAAGTAAATCCAGAATCGTTGGAGTTATTGAGTCATTATGGATGGCAAACTCTTCCAGTGGTGGCTATCGATGATGAAATAAGCGACAATTCTAAATCCTGGAGTGGTTTCCAAATCGATAAGTTAGAAGCTCTATTGTGAGGTGAATAATGGACAGTAGAGGTTATTACGGAATATGTGCTGGAATCATTGAAAGAGCCGTTGACGATTACAAGATAGCCTTAAGATACTTGCTTTCCAAAGGGATTGTAAAATCTGATTGGAATCTAAAAGAGAATCATTTTAGAAACAGGCACCATCGAGAAGCGTGGAATGTAAAAATGGATTGTGAGCGGTTCTTTCTCAGCCAGTATTTTGACTATTTATCGAATACAGAAGAATTCGGGCCAACCTTAATGAAACGGATTAGAGAGGATGTGAAAAATGGGAATTAAACATCAATTGAAGCAAATTCGCTTAATCGATTTGGAAATAAAAACAAAAATAGAAGAGTTAGATCGATTGAATAATTCTTTCTTAAAATCTCCTTCTCTAAAAGAAGTGAATGTGCAAGAGTCGAAAGTAGGCCTCAAAGACGATGCTTACGTCAAATTGATTAGTTTAAGTGAGTACATCGACCAAAGGGTTGATAACTTGATTGATTTGAAATATCAACTGATTAAATCAATTGAACAATTGGACGATTCTAAAGAACGAACCATCATTTGGATGAAATACATCTCTTCTAAGAATTGGGATGAAATTGCTGAAGAATTACAAATCTCTAAAACTACACTATTCATTCTTCATGATGAAGCGGTTAAAAAAATCGAAAGATGTACTAAAAAAGATGACTCTGTACCGAACAGTACTAATGAATCTATGATATAGTTATCATGTGGAAAGATGTAAAAAAAGACATTCTTTTTTCTCATGGTTTAAACTTCTTTATTATTTTTTCCCTTCGAGTCCTACAGCTCGAAGGGTTTTTGTATGCAATGAAATGAGGTGATGGAAAATGGGATGACCGAAAAACAACAGAAATTTGCCGATGAGTACATCATCAGCTTGAATGCTACTCAGGCTTATAAAAAGGCTTATCCGAATATTAAAAACGATGATGTCGCAAGAGCGAATGGAAGTCGATTGCTTGCAAAAGCTAACATAAAAGCATATATAGATGAACAACTAGAAAAGTTAAAGTCCGAACGTGTCGCAGACCAGCAAGAAGTGCTTGAGTTTTTAACGGCAGTAATGCGTGGTGAAATCACAGAGCCTTTATTGGTTCTTGACGGTGACGGATATCAAAAAGTCATGGATGCTAAACCGAATGTGTCCACGAGAAAGAGTGCAGCGGTTGACCTTGGCAAGCGTTACGGTTTGTTCGTGGATAGGCAAGAAATCACTCAAAAGAATATCGACATCAAAGTAGGGGATTGGGATGACGACGAAGACTAATCCGAAAATCAACATCATCATCGATCGTCCTAATCGTGTTTTTAATAAGCATATCTACGAACATCTATTTGACTACGACACCTTCACAGAGGTGCATTACGGAGGGGCTTCGTCTGGCAAAAGTCATGGAGTGTTTCAAAAGATAATTCTTAAAGCGCTCAAATCATGGAACAAACCACGAAAAATATTAGTGTTGCGTAAGGTTGCTTCTACGGTACGCGACTCAGTGTTTGCGGATGTGCAAGCAACATTATCTTATTTTGGGATACTTAATTTGTGCAAGGTTAACATGAGTGCCTTTCGTATTGAATTACCGAACGGTGCCGAGTTGATTTTCAAAGGGATGGATAACCCAGAGAAAATTAAGTCCATCAAAGGCATTTCCGATGTGGTCATGGAAGAAGCGTCTGAGTTTACGCTTGATGATTACACACAGCTAACGTTGCGTTTAAGGGATAAAGTGCATAAACAAAAACAAATCTATTTGATGTTTAACCCGGTATCCAAAGCTAACTGGGTATATAATGCTTTTTTCGTGAGGAGTCCTAAGAATACAGTGGTTTATCAAACGACGTATAAAGATAATCGTTTCTTGGACGACTTAACTAAAGAGAATATCGAGGAACTAGCCAACAGAAACGAAGCGTACTACAAGATTTACGCTTTAGGTGAGTTTGCGACATTAGACAAGCTAGTTTTTCAAAAGTATGAGAAACGTTTGCTTAATAAAGACGAACTGGCGCATCTGTCGGCTTATTTTGGTCTTGACTATGGTTTTATCAATGATCCGTCAGCATTACTTCATGTACGAATAGACGACGATAACAAGCGTTTATATGTCGTTGAGGAATTTGTCAGAAAAGGTTTGACGAATGACAAGATAGCAGAAGCCATTAAAACGCTTGGATATGCTAAAGAGCAGATACGAGCAGATAGCGCTGAAAAGAAATCTAATCAAGAATTGCGAAATCTTGGTATTCCTAGGGTTGTTGATGTGCAGAAAGGTCCTGGGTCAGTCATGCAAGGTATTCAGTATCTCTTACAGTACGATTGGATCGTTGATGAAAGATGTGTGAAGCTGATTGAAGAACTTGAAAATTACACTTGGAAGAAAGACAGAAAGACAAATGAGTACATCAATGAGCCAGTAGATAGCTATAACCACTGCATCGATGCGATTAGATACGCTTTGCAAGACAGAATATATAAATCAAACATCAAACTATTTAAAGGAGGTTTTTAAAAATTGGCAAAAGTTTTTGTTAATAAACGGAAAGTCATTACGACAACAAGCGATGTAGTGACTGAAGAAGTCGTTACTGAGGCGATTAAGCTTCACATGAGTAAGCTAGTTAAGAATTATGTTGAAAGCGAGGATATGTATCTCTCTCAGCACGAAGTTTTGAAAATGGCAAAAAAAGATAGCTGGAAACCCGACAATAGATTGGTGTTTAATTATGCGAAGTACATTGTCGATACGTTTACAGGCTATCAAATTGGTGTTCCAGTTAAAATCAAACATGAGGACGAGAACGTGAACGAGTTTGTCTCAAGTTTCCGTAAAATCAATGACATGGAAGACTCAGAGTTCGAGCTCGCAAAAATGTCAAGCGTGTTCGGACATGCTTTTATTTATGTGTATCAAGATGAATATAAACGAACTAGAGCGACGTACAATAGTCCGATTAATATGTTTATCGTCCATGATAACAGTATTGAGGAAAGACCATTATTTGCCGTGAGATATACGTTTAATGAAAACAATCAAACAGGAGTCGGACAGGTTATCACAAACGACGAATTGATTGATGCTACATTTACAACTGGTGGGGCGGTAAGGTTCGGTGAACGTACTCAACACATTTACAACTCAATCCCAGTAGTTGAATTGATTGAAAATGAAGAGCGACAATGTATTTTCGAGAGTGTGAAAACATTGATTAATGCTTTAAATAAAGCAGCAAGCGAAAAAGCGAACGATGTAGACTACTTTGCGGACGCTTATTTGAAAGTTCTAGGAGTAGAGCTACAGGAAGAAGACGCTAGTCAGATTAGAGAGAATAGAATTTTCAATCTATGGAAGAATGGCGACGGTGCTTTGCCAGAAGTTGCTTTCCTTGAGAAACCAAGTTCAGATACAACGCAAGAGAATTTGATTAGTTTATTGAAAGAGTCTATTTTCGCTATCTCAATGGTAGCCAATATGTCTGAGTCTGAGTTCGGTAACTCGTCTGGTACGGCTTTAGCTTTCAAATTACAGGCTATGGATAATCTTGCTCGAATGAAAGACAGAAAGATGCAATCCGCATTTAACCGTTTGTATCAAATTGTATTTAGTGTTCCATTAACTACTGTTTACGAGGACGCATGGACAGGATTGTCATACTCATTTACTAGAAACGTGCCACGAAACATTCTTGAAGAGGCACAGATTGTAGGACAATTATCTGGACAAGTATCTGAGGAAACTAAGTTGTCTGTGCTATCTATCATTGATGATCCGCAGAAAGAAATTCAAAGAATGGAAAAAGAGGAAGAGGCGATGGGCGACCTTGAGACTCGTTTGGAAAAACAAAAAATCTACTCGGACGCTGAGTTGAGCGAGAGTGAGAAGGTTATAGCCGATGTTGAATAACGAATACTGGGAAGATAGATATCGAGCTGAGGAAAAAGCAAGAGAGCTAGCGGATAAGAGAGTAGCTTATCAATTGCAGGGAGTCTATCAACAACACGCTAACAACATTCAAAAAGAAATCGATAGTTTCTGGCAAAAGTATGCTGATAGCGAAGGCATCACAAAATTACAAGCTAAGCAACGAGCAGATAGTCTTGATATGGTTAATGTCGGGTTTAAAGCTAAGCAGTTAGTCGAGCGCGCTAATCGTTTGAGAGAACGTGGTCAGAAAGTAACAAGCGATGATTTCACAAGAGCGGAAAATGACTTGATGAGATTGTATAACTTGAAGATGAAAACAAGTCGTCTTGAAGTGTTGCAAGCGAATATCAAGCTTCATCAGTATGATTTAGCTTTGAGTGAGTTTGAAATCATTGATAAGCACTTGATTGAATCAATCAGACGTGAAAATCTGTTTAGTGCTGGTGTTTTGAATATGACACTCGGAAGTTTTGAATCTTCAAAAATATCTGCTGACTCTATCGTGTATGCCAATTTCAGCAATGCAACATGGTCGTCTAGAGTTTGGGAAAGACAGAACGAATTAAGAAACATTGTTAAAAAAGGAGTTGCTGATACTGTTTTAAGAGGTAAAGGCACAAACGTTCTGATTAACAGTCTAAAAAAAGAGTTTGATGTTTCCTATGGATACGCTAGACGGTTAGCAGTGACAGAATCAGCAAGGGTATATTCCGAGGCGCAAAAATCGAACTATGAAGCGAATGATGTTGAATGGTTTGAAATCATGACCGAGTTAAAAGCGTGTCAGATTTGCCAACCGTTCAATGGTAGAATCTTCAAAGTATCAGAAATGGTTCCAGCATTGAACGCCCCACCATTTCATCCTAACTGTCGGTGCACGACGATTCCACATTTTAGGAAAGATTCAAAGCGATTAGGTAGAGATGAAGAGTTTTTACATGCTGAAATGGACTTAATGGCTAAGCAACGCGCTTTCGTAGTAGGAAATGATGTCAGAGTTAAAACAAAGAAATTGAATAGAACGGTTCTTGATTTTTGGGTGCAAGATAACACCAAGAAAATGAGAGATACTGTTTTCAATGTCCAATCAAGCCTTATGGAATTAAATGATTTTTCAATCCCAACAGTTGTTTTTCTGAAAAAATCAAGGCTTCCTGGTTTTGCTGGGTATGATTACAAACAGGATATTCTATTTGTGAGTGATGCTCTTCATTCGGAAATAGAATTTGCTAAAGTTCTATCTGAT